AATCATAAAATACCTTCCAAGACAAAACAAATGTGTAAAGAAGTTGGTAAGTATAAAATTAATGTATATGATTATAAGGGTAATAAAAGTAAAAAGAGAGATGTTAATGGTTTGATGTATCAGTATTACGCTTACGTTCAAGGCTGGGGACATGGTAAATTCAAAGGGCCAGCAGATTGGTTTTTGAAAGGTCCTAAATTTGATAAGATACTTGGATGGATGTATGAAAATGGATATAATGGGTATTTTGATTATGGTTACTTAAAAGACCATGTATCTTCTGATTTACAGACGGCACAAATTGTAAGTGATATAAGAAAAGATGATGAAGTAGAACCAGCTTATTATTTAGCAAAATCTTATTATAATGCTTTTGGTTCTAATAGAAGTAATAATGTTTTTGATCAGGTAGTAAATAAAGTAGACGCTTGGTTGAAAGATAATAAAATAGAGACTCGATAATGAGAGATTATTTAAAAGAATTTAGTGGTGATGTCATTGGTGACTTTTTAGTTGAAAATGATATTAGTGAGATTTTAAAAGAAGGAACTTCTGGTAAGAATTCACCTACTGATGATGGGCCACCTACATTTTATAAATCTTTGACTCAATATAAAGAAGAAACTGAAGATTGGGTAGAACAATTACAAAATGAATTAGGATGGAAAGTAGTTAGTTATATATTAAGTGATGGGGCAATGGATCCAGAAGAAGATTATACGATGTCTTACAGAGCTATAAATCCAATATCACATGGTAAAGTAAAACCATATAAAGAAACATTACGAAATGTAATGGATAATTTAGGTTGGAGAGTAATTAAATGGTTAGGAGTTGATAAAGATCAACAAATAGCAGGACCTCCTGTATCGTCTGGTATTGATGCTGCAGGTCGCGTGGAAGATAATATTGCAAATACTACAAAGCAAGCTAAGATAAGTTCAAAATTTACTGGTGGAAGACCAAGATTACATGCTCCATTAGAAGAGAAATATAGTCCACTTTCAAAAGATTGGTGGAATGATGAACTTAGAGAATTAATTACAGAGGGTGGAGCATACGGACATATGGCACATCCTTTTGATGATAAAGATTTGACATTTAAAGATTTGAAAAATATCATAGAAAGAGGTTTAGGTGGCCAGTTAAATCGTGAAGATAATGTAACAGAAAAACTTGACGGACAGAACCTTATGATAAGTTGGAAGGCATAATGAATATACTTGAACAAAAAATGTGGAATTTAATTAATGAGGCGTCCCCAACAGGTACGGATACAGGTTTAGGTATAATTACGGGTGATGCATGGCCAGATGGACTTTATACCAAGCGAGGTGAAAGACGATATATAGGACCTGCTAGTTTAACTCGTGGAATGCAACAAGTTGATTTTCCAGCATCTGATAATATTTATGGTGGACCAGACAGTTTGAATAATGAAAGACGGGCAAAAAGAGATGCAGGAAAATTATATAAATATTTAAGTGATCCAGATGGTAATTCTGAAATTAAAGCAAATGAGTTACGAGATGATACACCACCATTATCACCAAAACAGAGAATATATGGGATACACGGATTTCACAGAAAACAAGAATATACTATTCCACCAGAATCAGCAAATTTTCATTCTACATCGGAAACTTTAATTAAACCAACCACACCGCCCGAAGGAACAGTAAGTGGTGGAGTTCCAGCAACTCCTGAACCTGGTTCTATGGAAATGGGAAGTGCAAGTGGATATAGACAGGCACAAAAAGGTGGAGAATCCATTTTTGCAGGAAATAAAAAATTATGGGGAAAATGGGAAGATCATAGAATTGGAAAAAAAGTATCTGGTAGAGAATGGAAAGGTGGAAAGTTGGTTGACCTATTACCAAAAGGAGCTAAATAATGGCAATTACAATAGATGTTAAAAAAGGTGATACTATTCTTGTAGGAAAATTTAAAAACAAGAAAATGGTAATAAAAGATATAGGTGTAGATAAACATGGGATGCCGACTATAAATGGAAGAAAAGCTACTACATTTAGAATACATAAAACAGTAAATATTTTTGATAAGGGTTTTGATGAAAAAATTGATAGAGATGCTGCTGGATATGGAAAGTATGACGAACTTGATGATAGTGATTTTAACGAACCTTCTAAAACTAAAAAATTAGAAAGTAAGTCTACTTATAAAAAAATAATGGAGATGTAAATATGGATTGGTTAAAGAAACTCATAGCGAGCATTTTAGGACTTTTTGGTTTAAGTACACTTTTAAGTGCTAGAAAGTCACAAGAAGTAAAGGAATTAGAAGGTGTTATAAAAGAACACAAAAAGAAAGAAAAAGAAGTAGCAAAAGAAGTAAAAAAATTACAAGTAAATAAAAATAAAAATAAAAAACAAATAACAAGTGCAAAAAGAAAACTTACTCGTACTCAAAACGAGATTAAAAAGATGGAAGTGGCTTCCGAAAACGATGATGTATCAGATGCAGCAGAATTTTTAAGGAAGTTTTCCAAGAGTAAATAATTATATATATATGTATATAAGGAGAAAATAAAATGGCTGACGCAGGATCATTATTTAGGGCGACCCCAACTGATAGACGAGCAGGTGACTATAATGCAGTAACCGAGGTGGCGTCAAGTACTACAGTAGCCTTTACTGGTTCAAATGCAGGTGCAGGATTTATTGTTGAAGATGCAACAAATGTAGTAATACATTGTGCAGGTGGTGGAACTTTAGATACTGACCAAGTTACCACTAAAACACTTTATCCGGTTGGAGTAAAGAAAGTAGCAATTGGTGCAACAGGTGTAGTTCACGTATTACATAGATAAGGAGTGAGTATGAAATATCTATGGATATTATTACTATCTATTCCCTTATTTGGGCAGACAACTTATACTGAAGCAGAAGCTTTGGAAATGATTAAACAACGTGATGTCGAATGGAAAGGTAAGTTGTCAAAGTTAGAATCAATTGACAGTGCAAAAACAGTTCAGATTAGTCAATATGAAGATTTGGTCAAAGAGTTAGAAGACCAAGCTAAAGATGATTCTTTATTGGTAGTAGCAAAGGATAAACAAATAGAGTCTTTGAAAGAACAAAATGAGGCTAATGAAAAATTATCAAAATTATCAAAACCAAGTTGGTATGAAAACAAGTGGCTGTATTTTGGATATGGAGTAGCTGCAGTAACTATTCCAACTTATTTTGGTATTAAAATAGTGGACATAGCAAATTAATGAGTAATATGAAAGAAGTCATTAAAAAGGAATATTTAAAATGTGCACAGGATCCCGTGTACTTCTTAAAAAAGTATGCTGTTATTCAACATCCAATACAAGGTAAAATTCCATTTTCTTTATATGAATTTCAAGAAAAAAGTTTAGTAGATTTTAACGAACACAATTATAATGTTATTTTAAAGGCTCGACAGTTAGGAATATCAACATTAACTGCTGGATATGCATTATGGATGATGACATTTCAGAGTGATAAGAATATATTGGTTATCGCCACAAAACAAGATACTGCTAAAAACTTGGTTACGAAAATTCGAGTTATGCACGCAAACTTACCGAGCTGGGTTAAGTCAAAGTGTGTTGAGGACAATAAACTATCATTACGATATTCAAATGGCTCACAAGTAAAAGCAATTGCAAGTACAGATGAAGCAGGCCGTTCAGAGGCATTGTCATTATTGATTATTGATGAAGCAGCATTTATTGATAAGATAGATACAATATGGACTGCTGCACAAAGTACTCTGGCAACTGGTGGTAAATGTATTGCATTATCCACACCAAATGGTGTTGGTAATTGGTTTCATAAAGTTTGGGTAGAAGCAGAAGAAGAAAGTGATTGGAATTTTATAAGACTTCATTGGTCATTACATCCAGATAGAGACGAAGAATGGAGAACAGAACAAGAGAAACTTTTGGGACCTTCAATGGCTGCACAAGAATATGACTGTGACTTTATCACTTCAGGTCAAACTGTAATTGATGGTGTTATTTTAGAAGAATATAGAAATACCCAAATTGAAGAACCAGTTGAAAAAAGAGGAATGGATAGTAATTTGTGGGTTTGGAGACAACCTGATTATACAAAGAATTATGTAGTTGCCGCTGACGTAGCCCGTGGTGATGCATCAGACTTTAGTGCATTTCATGTAATAGAAATAGAGAGTATGGAACAAGTAGCAGAATATAAGGGAAAAATACCTACTAAAGATTTTGGTAATTTATGTATGAATACTGCTATGGAATATAACAACGCATTATTAGTTATTGAGAATTCAAGTATTGGTTGGGCTACTATCCAACAAGTTATTGATAGAGAGTATGATAACCTATTTTATACAAGTAAAGATTTACAGTTTGTAGATGTCGCAAGACAAGTAACAAACAGATACAGACATAAAGATAGACAAATGGTCCCGGGGTTTAGTATGACAATGAAAACAAGACCATTGGTAATTGCAAAATTAGAAGAATATTTTAGAGAAAAATCAGTCATAGTTCATTCTAATAGACTGATTGATGAATTATTTGTGTTTATATGGCACAATAACAAGGCCGAAGCACTGGAGGGATATAATGATGACCTTCCAATGAGTTTGGCAATAGGATTGTGGGTAAGAGATACTGCACTTAGATTAAATGCAGAAGGAATTGCCTTACAAAAAACAGTCCTAAATAAAATGTTAGATTATGAACCAGTTTATACTCCTCAAGAGGAAACAGCCGAAGGTTGGGATTGGGAAGTACAAGGTGAAAGAGAAGATCTAACTTGGTTAATAAAATAAGAGGTAAATTATGGCAAGCACAAGTTTAAGAGCAAGACTACAACGATTATTTTCCACAAATGTAATCGTAAGACATGCAGGTGGAAAAACGTTAAAAATAGCTGATACTGATAGAGTACAGTCAATGGAGAGAAATCGTCTTGTAGATAGATGGTCAAGACTTCATTCTAATTTAACAACTGGTGGGTATGGACACGCACAGGCAATTAGTTTTCAGGCACAGAGGTTGGCCCTATTTAGAGATTATGAAGAAATGGATAGTGATGCTATTATATCAAGCGCACTTGATATTTATGCAGATGAATCCACTATGAAATCAGAATATGGACAAGTATTAGAGATTCGTTCTGAAAATGAAAATATCCATGATATTCTACATAATCTTTTTTATGATATATTAAATATAGAATTTAATTTATGGCCGTGGGTTCGTAACCTATGTAAATATGGGGATTTTTATCTTTATTTAGACATTAAAGAAAAATATGGTATTACAAATGTAGTTCCACTTTCAGCATATGATGTTACTCGTATTGAAGGTGAGGATCCAGAAAATCCATATTTGGTTCAGTTTATGGTTGAAGAAGGTGATACAAGACATAGTGGTCATATGTCTACAAATAAAGAATTAGAAAATTTTGAAATAGCACATTTTAGATTACTTTCAGATGCAAACTTTATACCATATGGAAAAGGTATGATTGAAGGAGCCCGTAAGATTTGGAAACAATTATCTCTTATGGAAGATGCTATGTTGATTCATAGAATTATGAGAGCACCAGAAAAAAGAGTTTTCAAGATTGATATTGGAAATATTCCACCAGCAGAAGTTGAAAACTTTATGCAGAAGATTATTAATAAGATGAAAAAGGCACCAGTAATTGACCAAAATACAGGTGATTATAATTTAAAATATAATATCCAAAATCTTACAGAAGATTTCTTCTTACCAGTTCGTGGAGGAGATAGTGGAACTCAAATTGATAGTCTTGCGGGACTGACATATGAGGCCGTTGAAGATATTGAATATTTAAGAAATAAATTAATGGCGGCATTAAAAATTCCAAAGGCGTTTTTAGGGTACGAAGAAAATGTTGGTAGTAAAGCAACGTTAGCAGCAGAAGATGTTCGGTTTGCAAGAACGATTGAAAGACTTCAAAGAATTGTAACCAGTGAATTAACAAAGATTGCAATAGTTCATCTATATGCACAAGGATATACAGATGCAGACCTTGTTAATTTTGAATTGGCATTAAAGAATCCATCTACAATATATGAAGAAGAAAGAATTGAATTGTGGAATAATAAACAAAGTCTTGCTTCAAGTATAATGGACGCTAAAATAGCCGATACAGAATGGATTTATGATAATATTTTTAAGTTTACTGAAGAAGATAAGAAAGAGATAAGACTTGGACTTATCAAAGACCAAAAACGGAAGTTTAGATGGTCTCAGATTGAAATGGAAGGCAATGACCCAGTTCAGAGTGAAGAAGCAGTCGGAACACAAGGAGCAATGATGGATGCAGGTGGAGCTGAGGGTGGAATGCCAGGAGTACCTGGAGCACAACCACCTGGAGCAAGACAACAAGGAAGAACTGGTAAAGAATTAGACATAAAGATACCAGAAGATGGTTGGCCAGGAAGTGGTCGTCCAAAAGAGGGACCTAAACACGGAAAAGACTCAAGTATAAGGGGTCGTGATCCACTCGGAGCCCATGATAAACGAAAAGGTGGTAGTGGAAGTCCAAAATATGGAGTTGCGTTGGCACATTATGACGCATTAAAGAAAAGTTTAGGAAAAGTAGGTCGTGAAGATAGAAAAATACTCTATGAAACGACTGATGTGGAAGAAGAATATAAAAACGAAGTATCATCGTCTTTAAGTGATACTTAAACGACTAATTATTAGAAGTTTTTATATTTATAGATGAAGAAATATACTTATTTAGG